CTTCGCTCTCGGGGAGGTCGGGTGTATGCGCCATGAGAATACTGTATCACCTTAGAGGACGAACGTGTACAAAAAGCGCTTATAGTATTGTGTACAAACGGAGCAGAAACAGTACCTTTTGGTTAAAATGGCTTTGGCGTGAGAAAGGGATTCGTATACTTTGAGACCTTTTCCAAAACGTCTCCAACATTTTTTTAAGAATTTTATTTCTAGGAAGTATTTGCAGAAAAATAAATGCAATGTTGTAGTCTATAGTCAACAGGTAGGTGCCTGTATAAAAGTAAAGAAGACTGGCGAGTACGTTAGTACAAGCCAGCCTTCCTTTGTTTAAGAGTTTATAGTACTACTTGTACGTTGTAATCTCCTTCAAAGATCTTAGTCAATGTTGTAGCATCAACAGATCCAGTTACATCCAAGCCTTTGCTTGCTTGGAAGTTCTTGATAGCAGCTACAGTCTCGTCTCCTAGCCAACCATCCTTGTCAGCGTCAGCGTCCTTGAAACCAAGTTCAATGAGGCGACGTTGTAGATGATGGACAGATAGAGATTTGCGAGCATATACATTTTTGTAAATGCAATTTGCTAGGAGGACCTCATCGACGCCATTGCCACTGACAGACTGCGTTGCCTTAGGCTTGTGTGCCTTAGGCTCTTCAACATGTACAGGTTCAGGCACAGCCTCAGGGATTACCTCAGGCTCAGGTGCAGGTGCAGGTGTAGGTTCAACGATAGCCTCAGGCTCAACGATAGAAGCAGGTGCCTCATCGATAGCATCAGGCTCGATGTGTTCAGTATTTAATTCGTCCATGGTGTAATAGTATTCCTATCCTAGGACTTTGACTTTGTTGGGAACTGGGTGTACCACTTGGTCACCGCAGGTTCGATCGAATCGCCATCGTACGCATTAGGACCTAGACCCCATGAGCCCCAGTCCTTACCACCCGCTGTCATGTAGTAGGCAGCCTTAGCATTTGCTACAGGGTCAAATAGGTCGGTAACCTTTACGATACCAATCTTGTCCTGGAACTTAGCTAATCGGTCAATGCCTAAGCTACCGATCATGTTGATTTGGAATAGGCCGTATGAGTTGTCGCCGGTGTTGGCGTTTTTATTGTGGGCAACAGGTCGCCCACGAGACTCGCGCATGACAACGGACCATGCAGTTTTAAGAGCCTTGCCCTCAAAACCTACAGCCGCAAGTAGCTCTACGAGCTCATGCTGAGTTAATTGCTTTGCACCCTCTAGTATTACCAGTGGGTTTGTTTGCTCAATCTGTTTGATGTGAGCTGGTACCTCGGTAATGATTGGACTTGACGCGGCATTGCTTGACAGCATTGATACCGAGAAGAGTCCGATTGTTATTGCCGTAATATAGGCTACGGTCGACATTGCAATTCCACGTAGTGTAAGCAACGCTAGTTCGCCTCCTTAGGTCGGGGATGGGACAACCTAATGTTAAATACCCATTAGGCTTCTTGCTACCGATACGCTCCTCAAGCTTACGCTTGTCCTCTACCGCTTGCGTATGGCCGGAGATAAGAAGGGATGACATAGTCGTATCCTTTCGTCTCTCCGTAATTGGCTTTATTGCTAGGCGTAACTATACCACGCCAGAAAGCAAAACAGGCACCGTTAGGCACCTGTTAGCTATTTTTTATCTTCTTGATTAAATTGATGGTTGCGTAGATCAGCTTGACAATCAGGCGACCGAAGAAGATGGTAAACGTAAACTTACCTGAGCTCTCTAATCTCCTTGAACGTCGAGTACTCTTTTGCACCGCGTAAATAATTGGGCTGTCGTGTACTAGTCCGCGTAGTGGCATTATCACCACCTCCTCTCTTGTTGATGGCTTAATTATATCGCCATTTTCAAGGAAAGTAAACCCCTCCCCAGGGCGAACCCAGGGAGGGACTACGTTTATACCGTTTGAGCTAGACACGCCCATGCCACCGCGGATAACCCTAGGGCTAGGACCAAAGTGCCTCTATCCGGGGATAGAAGGCTCACGAGTACGGCAATGAAGGATAGGACCGCAGCGATTACCGCAGGCCAAATGAGGCTTTGCAGCCTCAGCATAAGTCTGTCCAGCATTACTTAGTCTTTCGGGTCTTGCCCTTGAGTCGATCTGACGTGTTGCGGATGTCTGTACCAGACTCGGCGATGAGCTTGCGAGCCTTACCGTAGGTAATGCCTAGTGCCTGAGCTACCTCATCTACAGACTTTCCGTCTGAGTAGAGCTGCGCTGCCTGGTTTGGAGTTACGGTTGATGTTGTCATTGCTTTCCTTTCGTAGGTTTACTTTTGAGCAAAAACACGACTGCTCAAGATTTTGTGCCCTTTTGAGGCTTTGGTGGAGTTTTTCCATGAGTATCGCAAAGAGCTCTGCCACCCCACGGTCCACGAGGTTTGACGTTATTGTCGCAGTCACTATCGTAGCCAGCTGCATCGCACTTGATCTTTGAACCTCGAGTGAAGTTGTTGACGAGTGAGACGATTGCCCGCTTGATTACAGAGTCATTGACTACGAATCCATTTTCCTGATGACAGGACCAGCAGAGATACTCGTTCCTACGATGTGATGGATCTCTGACAGCGTTGTCAGCTCCACACTTATCGCAAGGCGTAGCTCTCTTTATTAGTCTTGTTTTATCTCTGTAATGTTCAGCACAGAGAAGGCTGTCGTTTAGCTCATAGACAAGTGCGTGTTCCTGACACACCGAGCACGCGGCATAGACATAGTTGTGTTCTCTTTGGTTTGTGCCTTGCGTCATTATTCCTCCGTATTTGTCGTTGGTAGAACTATAATCCTTTTTCCTCTACTTGTACACTTACTTTCTAGGTTGAACTACTCCAAGAAGAGCTACCTGCTTGTGGGCAGCCGCAAGGTTGAAGAAGCGCTCTGCACGGTCATCGTAGACCGAGGCGATAAGTATAGAAGGAGTGACGAAGGCAACTACACCTGTGACCATCGCTAGGAATCCGATAAGTGTAGGTGAGGTTGCGAAGATACCGATCATCGCGATTGACCATAGACCAGCGATTACCTTAAGCGCGAATGAGACTCGGCGAGCTTGGAACCCCTTGCGGCGATACTCTTTTACTGTTGACATGTTCTTGTCCTTTCGTCGTTTGGCGTACAGGTTAATTATAACAGGTAAATCAGGAAGATGTAACTACCTAACCTTAAAGGTGTTTCTAATATTAGGAATCTTTCGACCCGCAGGTGACTTGGCGGTAATCCGCCCTCCCACGAATCCAGCAGGTGGCTTGATGAGTAACGCGGTAAGGGCATGGACCAACGCGTCAACGCGGTCAGGGGATTTGCCTTCGCCTGGAATCCACGAGGTCATCTGGGACTCTAGGTCCGCTAGGTAGCCAACGTGGTGTACGCGGTCCTGTTCATAAGCCAAGGTGATAGGCTCAGCGCGAAGTGCCTTGCCGTATTTGGAGTGGACTTCAAGAACCTTTACAGATGGGTCAATTGTGTTAATGGCGTTGCGCACCAACGCACCGCCTTGGTTTACTTCAGCTACGACAGGGCAACCCCATTTACGAGCCATGGCAACTACACGGTTAGCCCACACATCCGGTGAGCCTAAGATTGAAGCATCCTCAAGTACCCAGCTCTGACGCTTGTAAAGATCTCTATCGGCTGTTGATGAAACAACAACGATGCCGCATTCATCTCGAGGATTTTCAGCTACCGATGGGTCGACGCCAATTACGCGTAAGGGTGCGTTCATCGCTGTCATCTGACGAGTCCTGTCGATAAGCTCTACAGTCCAGAGAGCTCCTTCAACATCTGAAAGCATCTCACCGTATAGCTCTTGTGCAGCTAGACGAGTTCCTTCGTACACTCCGAGGATTCCGTCCATGTAAGCTTGTGAAAGGTTTCCTGTGTTGTCCATGGTTGAACCTTTTGTAATGATTACCTTGCCAGGATTTGCATCAGCCTCACGAAGTAGCTCATAAAGAAGCGGTACACGTTTTGGAGTAGTAGTAACCATAATTTTTGGATTCTTACCAAGACGAGTGCCAATACGCAAGTTTTCAAACGCGGTAAGCCCAGCTCCATCTGGAGTCTGACGCCACGCGGCAACCTCGTCTCCCCAAGCGTGTGTGAATTGCGGACCACGAAGAGAATCTGGCTCATCAGCGGTGAAGCATGTTGCCGTATTGCCATTAGGCCAAGTCAAACGTCTCTTCGACGGCTCGTATAAAGGTCGTTCACTAGGAGGTGTAACGTTAATGATTCCCGATTCACCTTCAACGATAACGTCACGTACGTCAGCAGCTGTACGAGCTACCAACGCGAAACGGCGTTGACCGGTGTTTGTATGTTTAGCTTCTTCACGCACCCACTCAGCTGCCGTACGAGTTTTACCAGCACCACGACCTGCAAGGTACATCCAGATATTCCACTCATCGCCCTCAGGGCGTTGCTGCTCGGGACGTCCCCAAAACGACCAATCCCATTGAAGAGCCTCAGGGTCTAGACCTGCTAGAACCTGAGCCTTCTCTTCGTCGGACATGGCCGCAATAAGTTGTGCTAGACTTTTTCCCATGTGTACTATAGTACCTTATAAAAGGAAATGTTATACGGCGACGTGAGTAATATGCTTGTGAATCTCAGACACAACCGCAGCCCAAACTCTTGGAGTATGGGTAAGAGGTTGATAGCCTCCGGCTCCACCAATAAGTACTCGTCCCTTTGCATGCTTGTTAGCTATGTCCGCAACGATGCGAGCAGCTGCACGATAGCCAGGGTAATCAAACGTCAAAGACGATAACGGATCTGAATGATGTGCATCAGCTCCGGTAGCTAGAAGAATTACATCCGGCTGAATCTCATCAGCTAGGATTTCTATCTCCTTCATAGCATCTAAGAAGTCTACGTCTCCAGCTTCGCTACTCAACGGCCAATTGTAAGCTCCGTTTTCTGGCTCGCTTGCAAGACCAGTACCAGGAAAGATTCCATCCTCGTGAATACTTGCCGTAACTATATTGGGGTATGCCCGTAAGATGTTTTCTACACCATCACCATGATGCGCATCCCAGTCGATGTACATAGGCTTAAGCCCAGCAGCCGAAAATAGCTTAGCGACTAACGCCATGTCATTGAATACGCAGAAACCAGATGAATGGTCGTACTGCGCATGGTGTTTAGCTCCCTGAGGGTTAAACGCA